TACCCTTGTGTGCCATAAAAAAACAAGAAGTTGAGGTGGAGTTTAAATTAAGGAATGCCCAGGACATTGTAGTTAAAGTTAATGGTAACTATGAAAAACTCACACAAGATATAAATGTTTCAGATTTTAAGTTGTGTACAGAGGTTGTATACCTAGATTGTGCCGAGAGAGTAAAAATACAAAACACCAAGAGAGATTATCTAATTACCCAAATTCAACAAAACGCTTTTAATCTTGGTGTCGGTGTGAATATGGGTACCTTCAGACTTGATTTTGTAAATCCAGTCAAAGAATTGTACTTTGTTGTTCAGAGAGAGGGGACTACAGGGGATGGAGTTACACAGGGTAATTTTGTAACACCATTTGATTATGACAATTTGTCTTCAGTCATCGATGATAAACTCGTTCTTTATGAAAATCTTGACTACCTCACACTTACACTCGACGGTCAGAATATTATTACACGCGACACGGGAAATGTTGTATTTCTCAAAGCTGTACAGGGGGCGATTCATCATTCTAAAACGCAAATGATTAGAAGATTTTACTCCTATAGTTTTGCACTTCAACCAGAAGTTTGGTATCCAACAGGTCAAATTAATTTAAGTCTGATAAAAGAGCAACTTCTTGAGATGAACCTAACAGATAGTCCCAATTTTGCACGTCAAATACGTGTATACGCAAAAAGTTATAACATTTTACGCGTAAGTGGAGGAATTACGGAAACACTTTTTTAAAGCTAATAATAAAGATGAATATGCAATCAGGGTTCGGTAACGGTAACGGGGAACAGATGGCGGAAGAATATGTCAAAAGTATGATTGATATTCTTCTACCTGTGATGGAAAAGAGTATGCTATTTGCATCCGAATATTCTAAAGCTTGTGGAAGAGATACAGTACTCCCAGAAGACTTGGAATATGCGATTAAGTATTGCGCCATGTACACAGTTGGACAGGATATTGGAACACTTTTTCCAGATCTGTACAACGAAGAAGATTCTGATGAAGATGACATTGAAGAGGTTGACGATGAGGACTGTCCACCATTCGAGAGATATACTGGTAGTGATGAACGCTTTATTATCATGAACCAGGCGTATGATCGTTGGGAATCTTGGGTTCCCCAAAATCCGACAGAACAGATGTTAAAAAATGCTATTAATAGTAATGAGCACCTCGGAGCCTGAAGCCTGGTCATTCTCCGATGATAAGTTTAAGAAATATGAATCTGAGAAAAGCTCTAGTGAAGAATCATCAGACGATGAACAACTCTTCTCAAAAACAAAAACAATTAAAACTAAAAAGTTTAAAAAACTAGTGAAAAAGGAGAAACTATCTTTCGAATAATTTTCTCAGGATAATGTATAAAACACTCACAATGGACGCCTTAAAAACTGTCAACCTTGTTACTCAAGAACTCGAGACCCAGTCGCTCAACGCGATCGTTGCGGGTTTCTCCTTCGCCGCCGCTATGTCTTGGATGGACCTCGTTCGCTGGACCCTCAGCCAGGTCGTTAAGGTACCCAAGAATGGTGGTACCCAGTACGCCCTTACCGCGATCCTGACAACTCTCCTTTCGGTTATCGTCTTTATGGTTGTCTCTCGTATTTCTGTTCGTGTGTCTAAGCCTGCTCAACCCGTCTTCGCGGTCACTCGGTAAGATCTTTTAGACTTTCCAGACATTAGAGCTATCAATATCAAACCGAAAACTATGACGATACCGACATAGATTTTCCATTTATAAGGATCCTTCTCGTGGATGCTTATAAGTGTTTTCTCTTCAACTTCCTCCTCATCATTTTTAGAAGTGCTTGTATCTTCATCTTTCTGGGAAACTTTTGGTAGGTTCTTTAGTTTATCTGTAGAGCAAGTAATTTCAAATTTCAATATATGTTCCTGATTCATAAAATCATATGGAATCAATCTTCCGTGACTCATATAGAAAAATTCGACATGAATGTCCTTGATGTATTTTAGGGGACCGGTGTGAAAATGGTGTGTAAGAATATCATCGGCACCGTTAAAGTTTATAAAGTCTGAACCATCTAAAAGGATGTGACCAGTATAAAACGGTGTTGATGTGTATACACTTTGTGTAAATTCATCCGATCCACTCGAAATTTTCATAATGAGTGTATTCGGTCCCACAAGATTGACAGCACCTGAAGTCAGTACATTACTCGTAGAGTTGTAATCATCTGAACCGAAACCAAGCACTTGATGAGGTGTTGTCACAAGCGTTGATTCTTTAAGATATCCATTGTCTCCTGTGTAAAATTCTAACGTGAAAGTATTTGATGTACCAACATTCGAAAATGTTAACCTTTTTGTGTCTGTGTCAAAATTAACTTCACTAACATTTGAAACAGGTGGGGCGAGTTGCGCTTCAAGGTGTGTAGCTAAATCACCACCAGTAGGATAGTCAGCATTCGTCAATGTAATAGTTTGTCCATCTACACTGAAAGTATTATTAGTTGCACATAAAGTCAATTGTGGTGTGGGAATACGAGCCGACACGAGTTTAATTTTAGAGACATCATAGATTGGATTCTCTAGGGTGATGACATAATTATTTGGGTTTGAGTAGGTGTTAGAATAGGCGTCAATTATATATGTACCTTCACTATCATAATACGAATTTGATGCGACAATCTCGACTCCACGCTGACTACTATCGATAGAGAGGTTATGTACCTTCATTAAAATATAGGGATAATATTTTAATGATTGTTTTTGTTTACATATAAATTATTACTGGTAAAGACTGTGTGCAAGGGGGTTGTTCTGGAGTTGCTTCTTAGCCACATCTAAGTTTCTAGTGTTGGGATTTTCGTTACCCTTATAGGCATTGAACTGGTGGTAAGGTTTCTGTTTGTAGTTCTGGGTCCAACCACCACTCGCAGCATTTACACGACCATCTACACGAGTCGTATCAGAACGAACAGATGTAAGGGCACCACCTTGCTTAAGCGCAGTCTCCCGAACATTCATACGACCAGCGTTGCCCATACGGTTAGGCTTACCGCGACGATCTTCGGGGCGGAAACCATACTTCATCAGTTCTTCATTCGTCTTCGCAGTCACCTGAGCAGCAGCGCTGTTAGTGTACGCACCGTGATGGCTATGAATACCTGGGGCGGGTCGGTTGTAATAGTCATATTGAGAATCATTGCGGTCGGTCTTGAAACGTGTAGGATCCTGGGACATTGTTTGCGCGGAAACAAAACGTTTAGCGCCATTGAAACCTAAACCATCTTCACGAAGACCAGTCTCCGAGCGATTCGTAGTACGCTTAGTCTTTTCGTGTTCATTGCGAGGCACAACACCTGACATCCCTTGAGCGCGACCAGGCATAGTAGGCAACCTGGATGGAAGGTACGCGGTTGTTTCAGGTTTGTTGTGTGTGAGCTCACCAACCTTAGCCGAACGGCCACCGGTCACATCCCGAGCTGGACCAGTACGTCCTGGAAGAGTGGTCAACCTGTACGCACCAACATTTACTGGGTTGACCCTGAACATCTGCTGGTGACCCCCAATGGCTGGAACACTGGCATCCACACCGAGACCTGGACCAACAAGCTGCTTTTCAATTGGGGAAAGATTATTCATTCGACCGGTATCATACATACGGTTTCGCATGTTTAAGATTTCCTGACCACCACTTCGCTGCTGTTTAGAAATATCAGCAAAACTGTCCATTTCTCGTTTACTGGAAACTTCCATTGTTGGTTCAAAATTTACAGTTTCAATGATTCGGGGATTTTTCATAACGGGCACATCGTTATCAACCTTAGGTGGGACTGATTTAGTACTTAAGTTGCGTCCCGCATATACAAGACCGGCTACAGCCATAAGTGAAATGGGATCAGCCATTCTTACTTCTTACTTACATTTTTATTAATGTATCTTTTCTGAAACAAACCATTCTGGAGTTCGGCCCGGGTGCTCGAGGGTTCATAACGAATCGTGCGGAGGGGGGTCTTGCACTCCATGTTGGACAATGGGAACAAATTTCGTTCATAAGTTTGGACAATATTCTTGTTGAAACGGGAAGTCGATTGAGGGCGAAGCTCGTCACTGGTATTAATGTACTGAGCTGGAGAACCCTTACCCGCCTTATAAGGGGCGGTACCATATAACATTGTGTTAGGGCGGCAACTACCACAGTTCAGTGTACTGGGCTGAGGGTACACAAATACCTCATCAGTCGCTTTGACGGAGGGGAGAGCTCTCTTATTTTCGACGATAGAAAGGCCAGGCTGGAGCTGATACGCCATTTATTATTAGTTGAGAATATTAATCTATCTACCAAACATTCCCGACCGCTTATCTCCATTAGGTGCAAGACCACCAAAAGATTCGAGTTGTACACCACGGGCGTCTGGGCTGCAAAATTGTGTATTACTCTTACACATTGGACCATTCTTGGGACCATAAAGCCATTCAGCGAAAGCTGTCTGATCTCCTGGGATTTTAGTCACAGGGTTTGAAATGAATTGACGCTCTGCAGCATTTCGAAGATACTTAGGCAACGATGTGCGAGAACGACCCGAATCATAAGGGATGCGATCGCTACTATAACTGTTTACGAAAGGCTTTACGGTGGGGTAATAACAAGCTTCTAAACGGTTAGGAGCATCCGTGAAATCAGTAATCAATACATTTCCCATTGGGTTATCCTCAGTAGGTTTTTGACATGTAGACCCCTTCTTAACACCCGAACCATAAGTCTCTTTCACCATTTTAGACTTATATAACACGAAGATTACCGAAATAACTGTAGCACCTAATACGAAAATGCGAGGATCACGACGGGTTAAATAAAGAATGCAACTGACATAGATGACAAAACGGGAAGCGGCGTTCACACGATCTTCTGGAGTTTGCTCCGAAGTTGGCCAGAATTGAGCAACCTGGTCAGCTCGGATGAGCTGCTGAGGATCGTCAAACCAGGCTTTCATTTAATATATATACAGGTTTATTTTTTGGGTAGACCACCAAGCATGCTGCCCATCATCTTCATAAGAGCATCCTGGTCTAATTCGCCACCATCAGTTTCCATCTTGTCAGCACATTCCTTAGCAATGCTCTCAATCATCTTGAGGGTGTCGTCAGGAATGGAAGTGATAGTAGTACCGAGCATGTAGAGTGTCTGGAGATACTGCCAAGTCGCACCCTTTGTATTGACAGACATACGCTCCCAATACGACTTGATATTGAGATCCTTCAAGAAATCAATTGTTTCAATCTCCTTGAGTAGGAAAGATTCATCCTTCGCCGAAATCTTTTCAGCATAGGGAGTGACACCCTTCATGAAAGCGTCCACAACGAGACGTGGGTTTGTAGACTTCAGTACATCAAACGAAGTCATCATCTTCTTAACGCCTTTTTCCTCTGGAAAAGTCTTGTGCAATTCCACAAGAAATTGACCCATCATATCATTGAAAGCAGTGACAGACGCCATTTTCTTATTATATTCGTGTAATCTTTAAGTTTAGAAAGGTTCTGTGGAAATAGTCTCACGTTGACCAATGCCACCCGAAATGATGAAAAACACCAGAATCGCGTTAAGAGCTGCAGGTTTAGTGTATTTGTTCAATTCCAACTTTCCTTCATTGTTCAAGTATGCTTTGAGATGAATGTACCCCGCAGTGATACCACCCGCAATGAGAGCGGCGCTCATCGGGTCGCGTAAATAATCGGAGATCTCCATTTAATTATACTGGGGATTTTTTGTACGCTGCTCTGGTGCATCACCAAAAAGTACATCATCCTCTTCCTGAGGTTGTTCCATAGGTTCAGGTGCTTGAACACCTGGAACAGTTTTAAATTCATTTTCAAGACCGGTAGGTTGGGGCTCACCCATAGGATCAGGTTCGCCCATAGGCTCGGGTTCGCCCATAGGCTCAGGTTCGCCCATAGGCTCGGGTTCGCCCATAGGCTCGGGTTCGCCCATAGGCTCAGGTTCGCCCATAGGCTCGGGTTCGAGCATATCATCTTCGGTAACGTCGGGATCGATGCCATCTCGGATCTCACCATCAAGAGAGATGTCCCGAGAGTCCTGGGACATGTACGTCTGGAGAATCTGTTGAACGGGAATCAACTCTTTCACGGTGCTTTCGATACATGCGCAAAAACGCGTAGTCAGTTTTTCGTCACGCAGATATTCACTCTGCTCTTCGTGGAAAATGTATGGATCCTTGTAAATATCTTTCGCGATGTTGTTGTAACATGTTTGAATGAAAACCTCCTCGGTGGGAAGTTTAAGAGAAATCTTTTTGTTATCCGCCTTGAGACGAACCGAAGAGAGGATTTTTGTACACGCAACAAATACAGCAGCTAACAAGTCGCTAAACCAAGAACAACGACCAGTTATGTTGTCACTATGTCTCTTGGACATAGCATTTGACCAGTTTGGAACTTCTTTGAGGATTTTCTGAAACATGATCAACACCTGTTTCCCTTTGGAAGTTTTAACTGATTCGTTATACATTTCTTCGAATACTTCAATCATAGGTGGACACATAATGAGGCAGAGCTGTCCGAGATACTCCTTCTTCGCCTCGACCATAATACTCAAATTGTCCATTTATGATTAAACGGGGTTTTAAATCATCGCTTCCTACGCACTCCGCCTGTATTTGTTTGCAATCTTCTTGAGATTCATAAGATTTGGGAAGTCTCCTTCTTCCTCATCTTGTTCTCCCTTTTCCTTCTTCTTTTTTGGTTTTACCCACGTGATATAGATGTCATAGTCGCTAACAAGCTGTACTGTAAAACCCCCCAATGTGAACTGTCTGGCCACATATCTCGCAGCAGCTGAGCGATCGAACGCTGGATAGCCTATGAGAAATGTTGGTATAGTCATGAACAGTTGTTTATGTCCAAGTTCTACTGATTGTTTTATTTTGGTGGAAAATTGAGTGTAGATTTTCATGTAAATTTCTTTACGAATCTGTTTGCGCTTGTCATCTATCTTGACAACATCATTGATGCTCAACATTACAATTACTGTAATTTATTTTTCACCGATTCCAACTCAGTACTCTTGGGCATGGCAACTTCCTTGACCAGCTCGTACTTGACAAATTCTTTACCTTCAGATCCCTCTGTGAATGGTTTGATATTCTGGGGAGCCTGGACACCAAGGGGTTGGGTCCTAAGAGAAATAATCCGAATCTTACCATTTTCAACTTCATACGAAACCGCCACCGAGAACCCGTAGGAAAATCCACCCTTTTTCATCGTCATGAACATACATTCATAAATCTCCTTATCGTCACCCTTGTAGTGTTTGACTTTGGTCGTCTCTATGATATACGTACACAATCCAGTACGCTTGGAGATTTCTTTGTTCGCCATGAGAACAAAGTCTTCCATCATATCATTGTCAACCTTAGCTTCAACTTCCTGGTATCCTGCAAGATTTGGTCTGGGATCATCCAGTTTCACAGAATTCCTAGGCTTGGTGTACCCTGAGAGACCAAATGTCTCAGTAAACTTTTCGTAATTGGTCATCAGAAGGAGAACTACCAGGACCAGAATGAATACAAGTAAATAGTTCATCTTTACTACTATGCGTTAATTTTTTTTTACAAAATACCCAATAGATATTAGATGTCTCTGCTGATATATAGTCCCCGTTGTAAACACTCTATGGACGTGATTGAATATATCAACAAACACAAACAGCTGAAACAACTTGTGCATTATCACAATATCAACACACAGGGTGTACCCCCCAACTATAGGAACAAAATAAACCGTGTACCGACTATGCTCACGAAAAATGGTAAGATTCTCGTGGGTAATGAAATCAAGAACTGGCTTGACTCCCTTCTACCCAAAAAGGAGGTTGAACAAGTTTCAATTGGTGGATTTGGGGGTTCAATGTCAAACCTTGATGGAAAAGATAACAACTCTAATATGTTTCGTCTCGACGACTATGGACAATCCCTCCAGCCAGCCATGACTAAAGAACTTGAAGAAAAGATTAGTCGTGATGTCTCTAAGGGTGTGGCGTATACAGATACAGATTTAAAGATGTAACGCACTAATACGAGTAGATATGAAACTTGTGACGATCCAAGCTTCCGCTTTTAAGTCGACGTTCGAAGTTCTGAAGGATATCCTGAATGATGTAAATATCTACTTCAAACCAGATGGTATGTATGTTGTCACTCTAGACACTGCACGCACATCTCTCGTAGATATGTTTCTCTCAGCAGACAACTTTGAAGAATATCACTGTGATCAAGATGAAATCATCGCAGGTATCAATATATCAAACACGTTCAAACTTCTTAAGACGATCACGAATAATGATGTCCTGAAGATTGAGATTAATTCAAAAGAGTATATGAACATCGAAATTACGAGTGAATCTAAAAAGACGAGTTCAACTTTTCAACTCAAACTCCTGGATATCAACGAGAGTCGGATCGAAGTGCCTGAAGTTGAAATGTCTACGATTACCACTCTCCCATCCGCAGACTTTCAGCGTCTCTGTCGCGATATGTCTAACATTGGAACAGATATTGAGATTAAACGGTCTGGAAAACAAATCAATTTCAGTTGTCAAGGAGACTTTGCAAACCAGGACACCTCTATCGAGTGTACCGAGGAAAGTCAGACAATTACAGGACTCTATAGTCTTAAATATTTGAATATCTTTACAAAGGCGACGAGTATGTGTGCGTCTGTGCAAATTATACAGGAAACAGGGAATAGATTTCTGATTTTAAAGTACAACGTAGCAAATCTAGGGGAACTCAGGTTTTACTTGGCGACTAAGGTATCTGAAGATTAATTGTAAAGTCATTAAGTGTTGAGAGAGTCTTCTTCATACGTAAAGTATTCGACAAAACAATCTTTGGGAATTTGTCCTTGAGTGTATCTTTGTCATAATATAAAAAATGTTCGAGTGAAACCTTTTGACCATGGAAATCATTCCGAGGTCCTGAGTATCGTTTCACCTTTTCAGTAATGTCTCGCATCGGCTTATCATCTTGATCGACGATCCAGGCACTACTCAAAGGGATACTAAAGTGCATCGCCGAGTCTTCACATTGACCTGGTTTGAAATTAATGTCATTTGAAATCGCTACGTACCTTTTACCATTGAAGTAGTACTTTACGCGGAGAATCGTGTATTTTACATTCTGTGGAACGATCGTGTGACGAAACTTTTTACCTGTCACAATCGTGTAGTATTCATCAAGAACTTCATCTTCCCAACTTTTACTCTCTTCCAACCAAAAGTCATCCTCTACCAGGTATCCCATGTCGTGGTCAATGGCATACTCCAACTCTTCGGAAATGATAGAGTAGTCTCTGGGTGTAACGATATATTTATAGAAGAAGAAAATACTACTTAAAAGTTTGGTAATCATCTCTTTATAGGGATGGAAGGTAATTTTTTAAGTAGATATAATAATCGAATAGAAACCTGGAACCTATCTATACGTAAAGATCCACAGAATCGAAAAAAGTACGAATCTGAGATGGCTGAGTATATTATGAAATGTATGCCTTATTTAGATCAACACGTAGACGATGCTGATGAAAAGATAAGCACAGATAATATTTTCAATGTCAAGGAAACTGTCGGTCTACAAAGAAAAGATATATTCACCGATTATCTTATAGCGGTTGAAAAGAAAAATATAGCCAGACCACAAGAACGCACCATTGATATTTGCAAAAAATGCCCAAATAGTAACATTATACATTTTCATGATACAAGTGATCTCGTATGCGATGGTTGTGGCGCTATAGTTGCCGCACTTATTAGTGAAGAGCTGACATACCGGGAGGAACAGGAGACCTCCGAAAAGATCATAAACTATTCATACAAGAGAGAAAACCATTTTAATGAATGGTTGTCACAGTTTCAGGCGCAGGAAATGACAAATATACCCGTTGAAGTCATCGATCAATTAAGATCAGAACTCAAAAAGATGAAAATCAAAAACCTTGAAGATATCACACATGCAAAGATTAGGGGACTCTTGAAAAAATTGAGACTCAATAAATATTATGAACACGTCCCTTACATTACAAATATTCTAAATGGTATCAAACCTCCAAATATGCCCCAGGAATTGGAAGAATATCTTCGTATCATGTTCAAAGATATCCAGAAACCATTCGATGATAACTGTCCTACAGAGAGGAAGAACTTTCTCAGCTACTCTTATGTCCTATACAAATTCTGTGAACTTTTGGGTGAAGACGAATACCTCCAATACTTTCCACTCCTCAAGTCTAAAGAAAAACTATACCAACAAGATGTTATTTGGAATAAGATCTGCCACGATTTAAAGTGGGAATTTATTCCGACAGTGTAGATAGATATGACCTGTCCAAATTTCAAAGTGTGTGGCAAAAGCATGAGGTCTGGATTAAAAGTATGTACCTCATGCTTTTGGAGATTCAAGAATGAAGTACTCGAATTCAAAATATGCGAATGTTCAAATTGTAACAAGAGTGAAGATTGTGTTAAGTTTCGTAAATGTGAACACTTTGTATGTATCAAATGCTTTGATCGTTTGAGAATTTGTCAATTATGTTCCTAAGTTATTTAATATTTTTGAGAATTATATGATCCTTCTTGATCGAATCGTTCGGTTTCTCAAGAAGGATATTTACCTCCCAATCAAGTGTTACGCAAACAAGAGACAACTTACAAATCCACGAGACGGTTGTACCTGTAAAACATTCTGTCGAAAGCCCCCAAGTAGTGGAATCCCTGTTTACGTGAAAAATGAACGACGAACCAGCCCTACTCGCCCTCTATGAGTTGGAATCCAAGGTTCTTCCCCACCTGGATACGATCAATCAAGCCGACCCAGCGGTACACCACTGTCTAGAAGAAGCTCGGACTCTACTCCAAAGGGCTCAAGAAATTCTTCAAGCAGCGGTTCTAGATCCACAGGCACACTATCGGGAATCCCAGAGATTTTATCACAATCTCGCTCGGATTCTTCCTCTAATGGTACTACTTGAATCCGTCTCACCTCTACCTCCCGGTCCGGATGAGGTGGGTAATTCACCAGATACGCCGTCTTCAGACCTGTCAGACGAAGATAGTTATTACCCTGCAACTCCGCCGCATCATTCAGAGTTCGAATAGTTTTAAATTCTAGAACAATCTCATTGTCAATGATTATATCCGCCCTCAAGTTACCAATCACATGACCTTTAAATGGAATTGGAATGATACGTTCCGATTCGTACCGAATCCCTTTTTCCCTTAATAAAACCTCCATCGCATTGTGGTATACTCTCTCACTGTATCCAGGACCCAGTTGAGAATATATCTCTCGAGCGAATGCCTCGATGTTCATTAGACACTCTTCAATTTTCTTCTTTATCTAAAGTAAGATGCTTCCAAAGAGGGTGCCTATCAAAGAGATCTCTACGAAGACAGTGGAGAAACGAAGGTCTGAAACGGTGCGTAGACAGGCTCTCAACAGACGTCGTGAAGTGGAGAGACGAAGAAAGATGACTCAAATTAATGCTGCACTCAATCGTCTATCCAAAAAATTTAGGCGTGTAAACATACCCAGGAATACGTTTAACGTAGGTACGGTGACGAGTGGGAATGATCGTTACCTTTCGGTGAGATTGAGTCGCAAAACAATCAATGAACTCAAGGATGTGTATAAGAAAACTTGGGAACAGCGAGTAGAGTATGGGGGTTCGATACCATTCACACTTTCGAATACGCGCAACTATGTTAGATTCGGTACACCGACGGTGAGTACAAACCAACAACTGACTTCTGTAACCCCCACACAAGAAGATATGACTCAATATATCGTGTATCACACACACCCAGTCCCTGAAAATAATAAACCACTTTTTACCTATCCAAGTGAGACTGATTTCAGGACGTATATAAGCTACTACCCCGCGATACAAGCAAATCTTATCCTCGAGTACCAGGGATACTATATCATTGATCTCCTTGAAACGAATATGAATAAACCCAACCCAGATGAAGTTGTCGCAGAATTTAATCGCTTCTTGAGTTCCAGAGAATTTCAGCGTGTATCTGTGAACTGGAGTAACCTGGAATACTTTCAAACGACACC